CTAAAGTTGGCAGCACATTTGACTTTGTTGTCATGTCTACCAGCACTGGCGTGGGCACACTGACTGTCAATACCGGCTGGACTTTGGTTGGCTCTGGCCTGACCACTGCTTCTGGCTTTGGTGCTATCTTCCGCGCTCGCAAGACGGGTGATGGCACTTACACCTGCTATCGTATTGCTTAAACCTAACGGGGGCTTCGGCCCCTGTTTTTAAAGGAAAATCATGGCTACGAATACAAAACCTATTGGTGTTGCGTACGAAGACCCGTATCTAGACGGTGCGGTTATCAACAACTCAACTATTACTGGTACGGTAACGTCTAGTGCAGTGTCTAACATTGCTGTGACAAACGCCACTACTGGTAGTAGCGATGCTGCTGCATCTACAACCACACTCACCATGACAGGTGCTGGTGGCGTGGGCTGGGCAAGCAAATCGGACTTGGAAGCAAATGTTGCATTGGGCGCATACGCTAACGGTCTGTATGGCTATTTGGCATTTGGTGCAAGTGGTCGCGTAACTGGCTTGGCCTCGGGTACGGTTGGCGAAGTTGTCTTGTCTGCTGGTTGCACACAAGGAACCTACGCTGCAATTGAAGCTGAAGTTGGTATGCCTAGCGGCGCTGTTACTGGTACAAATACATCGTTCCTCTACTTGAGCTCTTATGGCGCTGACAAAGCAACATTTGACACAAGCGGTACTTTGTTCAATCTGGCTGGTGTGAGTAAAGGTTCGGGTAAACTTCTACAAGACACGACATCCGGTGCAACAATCCGTCCAGTTCAAGCTCTTAAGGTCCTTACGCCTGATGGCATTCGCTATCTGCCGCTGTATGTGACTGCTGCTATTGCTGCCTAAAGATGATCACCCGTGAAGTGATTATGGATCGGGTGCAAAGTCTGCAAAAACAAGCCGAGCGTTTGCGTTCCGATTTGGACGCAACGCTCGGTGCGTTACAAGACTGCGGATACTGGCTTGAGCAATTGAAACAGGAAAACACTGATGTCACTGATTTATCTTGATCATCCAATACACGGTAGGAAAATTGCTACTATGGAACTTGAAGCCGTATTTGATGAAACAAACGGCTGGACACGCTACAATCCAGAAACGCCTTCGGACTCCGAAGAAGCGGCTCCCGTTAACACACTCGGGATCAAGCGCAAATACACCCGTAAGGTGGAAACCGAAGGAGTCTAGTCATGACGACATACACCGCTGGCGATCAAATTAATCGGTCACTCCGATTGCTTGGCATTCTTGCCGAAGGTGAAACGCCGTCTGCTGCCATGTCTCAAGACGCTTTGATGGCAATGAACCAAATGATCGACTCGTGGTCTATTGAGCGTTTGGCCGTGTTTTGCACCCAAGATCAAGTATTTACATGGCCTGCCGGCGAGTACATTCGCACACTTGGACCCTCTGGTAACTTTATCGGCCTGCGTCCTGTAATGCTGGATGACGCTACTTACTTCCGTGATCCGGGCACAAACGTGTCCTTTGGCATCAAATTCATTAACCAGCAGCAGTACAACGGTATTGCCGTCAAGACTGTGACCAGCACGTATCCGCAGGTCTGCTTTGTGAACATGGGGTTTCCCAACATCACCATGTCGATCTACCCCCGACCAACTCGTGACCTTGAGTGGCACTTTGTGTCAGTGCAAGAATTGACTCAACCTGCTACCTTGGCGACTGAATTGCACTTCCCACCGGGTTACATGCGTGCGTTTACGTATAACCTAGCAATGGAGTTTGCACCTGAGTTTGGCGTAGAACCCAGCCCCCAGGTGTCGCGCATTGCTATGACCAGCAAGCGTAACTTGAAGCGTATCAACAACCCCGACGATGTGATGTCGATGCCTTACGCTATCGTGGCGACTCGCCAGCGTTTCAACATCTACGCCGGTAACTATTAATGAAAACCCAGATTCTTGGTTCAGCGTATGTTGCTCGCAGCGTCAACGCCGCTGACAATCGCATGATCAATCTGTTCCCGGAACTGATCCCAGAGGGCGGTAAAGAGTCTGGATTCTTAAACCGCGCCCCTGGCCTTAATTTTCTGCAAACTGTTGGTACAGGCCCAATCCGGGCTTTGTGGGCACACCAGACCAATGGCTCTGACTTCTACGTTGTCTCGGGCACTGAGTTCTTTAAACTGACAAGCCTGACAGGTACACCCGTTAAGTTGGGCAATGTGTCTGGCACTGGGCCTGTCTCGATTGCTGACAACGGCACACAGTTATTTATTGCCTGCAACGGTCCAAGTTACATCTACAACGAAGTCACCAACGTCTTTGCCCAGATTACAGACCCTGACTTCCCAGGCGCTGTAACAGTTGGTTATCTTGACGGGTACTTCGTATTTAACGAACCCAACAGCCAGCGCGTTTGGGTTACCAGCCTGCTTGATGGCCTATCAGTCGATCCTCTTGACTTTGCCAGTGCCGAAGGGTCACCTGACGGACTGGTGGCGCTGATAGTTGACCACCGCGAAGCCTGGCTGTTTGGCTCTGACTCGGTTGAGGTCTGGTATAACGCTGGCAATCCTGATTTTCCATTGGCGCGTATCCAAGGCGCTTTTAACGAAATTGGCTGTGTAGCTGCGTACTCGGTTGCCAAGCTCGACAATGGCCTGTTTTGGCTAGGCACAGACGCCCGTGGACAAGGTATCGTCTACCGGGCCAACGGATACACAGGCACTAGGGTTTCTACTCATGCTATTGAGTACGCTATCGCCCAGTATGGCAACATTTCCGACGCTTTGGCTTACACGTACCAGCAAGAAGGCCACTCGTTCTATGTGCTGATCTTCCCAACTGCCAATGCAACTTGGGTGTATGACGTATCCACACAAATGTGGCATGAGCGTGCCGGATTTGTGAATGGTGCGTTTACTCGCCATCGTTCTAATTGCCAGTGCAACTTTGAAGGCAACACTGTTGTCGGTGACTTTGAAACCGGCAACATCTACACGTTTGACCTAGACATCTATGCTGACAATAGCCAGCCTCAGAAATGGCTTCGGTCATGGCGGGCGTTGGCACTTGGGCAGAACAACCTAAAGCGTACATCGCACCACAGCCTCCAGCTTGATGCTGAGACAGGTGTCGGTCTGGTTGTGGGCCAGGGTAGCCAGCCAGAGGCCATGCTACGCTGGTCAGACGATGGTGGTCACACTTGGAGCAACGAGCATTGGCAGCTTATGGGTGCCATTGGTCAGTACGGTTACCGTACCATCTGGCGGCGTCTGGGCATGACCCTCAAGCTGCGTGACCGGGTGTATGAGGTGTCTGGTACCGATCCAGTCAAGATTGCCATCATGGGTGCTGAACTTTACGTGACGCCGACAAACGCATGAGTGAACCAAACGTCATCCTCACGAATATCACGCCACCTCGGGTTCCTCTTACGGATTCCCGGACTGGCCTGATCTCGCGTGAATGGTACAGATTCTTCTTCAATCTGTTCCAGCTTACTGGCAGCGGTACTAACTATGCGTCATTGACCGACTTGCAGGTTGGACCACCAGTTCAGGAGATTGACCTGACCACTGTTGACCCGGTGCCTGCTGGCTTTGCTGCTTACGCTGCTGGGTCTACTCAGGAATCACAGATTGCTGAGATAGAAAAGCAGCTACAAGGGCTGGCATCTACCAACGATGTCAATGTTATGCAATCTGAATTGGCTGAAGTGTGGAAGCAGCTTCAAGCGTTGCAGTTGGTTCCTGAAGTATCACCGGGTGCATTAACTGATGGTTCATCTATTCTGTACGGCAACGGGTCTGGTGGCTTCAGTAATGTCACCATTGGTACAGGTGTCAGTTTTACGTCAGGTACACTGTCAGCTACAGGTACTGGTGGAACTGTTACTGCTGTAACTGGTACAGCCCCTGTTGTTTCATCGGGTGGCACAACTCCAGCAATTAGCATGGCTGCTGCCACAACGTCAGTCAATGGATACCTCACCTCGACTGACTGGAACACGTTTAACAGCAAACAACCATCAGGCACTTATGTTACGTCTATTTCTGTTGCTAGTTCTAATGGCTTGGCTGGTACATCTAGCGGTGGTGCAACTCCCGCGCTAACCCTCTCGACCAGCGTTACAGGCATCCTGAAAGGCAATGGGACAGCAATTAGTGCAGCGGTAGCCAATACAGACTATGTGCCCCTCTCGACGGTGCTGACCAAGACTGCTGATTACACGATTACCAATACTGATACTTGGATTATCAACAACAAGTCTGGTTCTGCTTTGACGCTGACGTTTCCTGTTGCTTCAGCATGGCCGGGTCGATATATCACCGTTAAAAATCTGCAAACTCAGTCGGTTAATTCGGCGTCCAGCAATGTGGTGCCAATTGACAGTACATCGGCTGGAACTGCCATTCTGTTGCCGGTAATAGGTAACTGGGCGACAATGGTGTCAGACGGCACTAACTGGGTGATCATGCAGCAAGCACCTAATAACATTCTTCTTTTGGAGTAACCCATGACAGTCACAGTCAAAGTCCTGATCCCTGCAAAGATTGCAGAGGCCACCCAAGTCACCCAGTACACAGCTAATGGTGTCACTACAATCATTGACAAGTTCACTGCCACGAACTACAGCGCCAGTGCTGCCACTATCAGTGTCAACTTGGTCACAGTGTCCGGCTCGGCTGGGGATGCCAACTTGATCACCAAGACCAAGACATTGCAGCCTACTGAGGTGTACACATTTCCTGAACTGGTGGGTCAGGTATTGTCACCGGGTGCGTTTATATCTACACTAGCAGGCACGGCCACAGCAATCAATATTCGCGCTTCTGGGCGTGAGGTTTCGTAATGATCAGTCATCATTTTGGTGCTGGTGTGTATGCAAAAGAAACACGCATTCCTGCGGGAAGCATTCTTGTACAACATAAACACAAGCATGATCACTTGTCTGTTTTGGCAAGTGGGTCAGTGGAATTGGTTGTCGACGGTGTTAAATCAGTTATTCATGCCCCTGCGTGTTTAACGATTGAGGCAAACAAGCATCATGGCGTAAAATCGCTAACAGATGTAGTGTGGTACTGTATTCACGCAACTGATTGCACAGATACTGACGAAATAGACGAAGTATTAATTGTGACCGGCAATGATGCCGAAATGCACACGCTGGCTGAAAGTTTAAAGGAGTAAGTTATGCCCTGGTCGTTTATTATCCCTGCTGCTGTTTCGTTGTTTGGTGCAAGCCAGCAATCAGATGCCGCTGAAAATGCAGCCAGCACAAGCGCCGCTGCCGCTGATCGTGCTGCTGAGTTGCAGTACAAAATGTTTCAGGAGCAGCAGGCGTTGCAGGAACCTTGGCGTAAAGCGGGTATCAATGCACTGGGGCGAATGCAAGGCGGTGAATTTGCGCAACCTGCTGCATTTAAATTCGGTACATCTGAGTTTCAAGCTGACCCAGGTTACGCATTTCGATTGGCAGAAGGTCAAAAAGCACTTGAGCGTAATGCTGCTGCTCGGGGTGGTTTGATCTCTGGTGGTGCATTAAAAGCGGCTACAGGTTACGGTCAAGAAATGGGTTCTCAAGAATTTGCACGGGCGCGTGAACGTGCTTTGTCAAATTACGGAACTAATGTCGCACGTTCAGATACCGGATATAACCGACTAGCGAGTCTTGCAGGCATAGGTCAAACTGCTACAAATACACTTGGTCAAGCAGCAGGTCAATACGGTGCGAATGTTGGCAATTTGTATACTCAGCAAGGCGATGTACAGGGCAACGCTCTGCTTGCCGGCGCACAGGCGCGTACATCGGCATATGGTGATATTGGCAAACTATATGGTCAGACAAACCCACAATTTGGTAATATGTTTGGCGGTGGCGTCACACCATCAGGCGTTGCGGCAGGTGGTTCATTCCGTCCGTCTATGGGCTACTGACACCGAAACTTACATAGGACGTTAATCATGGCACTTAATTTCGGAATCCTTCAGCCGGTAAATGTCGGTGGTCAGTTTATGGCCGGGCGCCAGCAGGCCCAGGAACAAGTGCAGAAAAATGAACTCGCACAGCAGCAACTAGCAGCCAGCAAACAGCAAATGGCTGGCGCTGAATTGACACAGCGACACACGCAAATGCAGATGGACCAACTGCAACGTGATCGTGACGCACTCACCAAACTACAAGAACAGTTTGTTGCAAATGGTAAATCACCAGACCTTGAGTCAAATGCTGACGCAATGATTGCTTCCGGCATACAGCATTATGTGGATTTTGGTTCAAAAATTAAGCAAAAGGTTCTTGAGCAAAAACAATTTGCCAACATCATGGGCGGCGGTGCCCCAGCGGCTGCTCCAACTATTCGAACATCAGTCACACCTGGTGCAATGGGCAGCGGCACGTTTGATCCAAATGCTCCGGCACCTGTTGCGCCCATGAATGCGTTGGCACCTGCTGCCGCCGCACCTGCCGCACCCGTGAATGCATTGGCACCAACTGCTGGTTTAGATCAAGGCGCTATCAATGAGATGCGCCGTAAGCGTGATCAATTATTGGCAATGGGTACAACGCAAAGTATTGCAGCGGCCGGTGCATTGGACAGAGATATCGCATTGGCATCTAAGACATCTGAGACACCAGACGTTGTCACGATGCGTGCACTGGGTTACCCAATCACGCAGGCTGGGTATCAGGCTTATCGTGATGCCCAACGACAAGAGCGAATGCTTACGCCGCTTGAGGAAGCTCAAAGAATACGGATTGCACAAGCCAGTCGTCCACCCGGTGCCGGTGTTGCAAAGGCACCCTCTGGCTATCGAGTTACCCCAACTGGGGAATTAGAACCGATACCTGGCGGCCCTGCCGCAGGCAAACCAATGACAGATTTGCAAAAACAAGCGTACAAAAAAGATTTTGCAAACGACACATCAAAAATTAAATCGGCAACTGATACCGCAAATGAACTGGAAAAGTTAACTGACGAGTTGGTTGGTAATCCGGTTAAGGGCGTTAAACCGCATCCGGGTTTAGGTGGCATTACGGGCTACACTGGTATGTTGCCCTCACTTCCAACAGGTGAGGCAGCCAAAGCAGAACAAAAGTTAGAAACGTTTAAGGGGAAAATCAAGGCACTTGGGCGCGCAATTGCATCGCAAGAAGGCAAACTTGGAAACATGGCAGTTCAAGAATGGCAAATGGTTTCAGACGCTGTTCAAGCAATTAAGCCAACTGCTGGAAATCTTGACGAACAGATGCGCGATGTTGTTCGCCAAGCACGTGTGCTTTCTAAGAACATGCAGGACAAGTTTGATCTTACATATGAGGAAACCCCATCTGTTGCTGGTAAACCTGCTGCTGCACCCTCTGCGACACCCGTTGCCGGTGGTAAACTGTCCCCAGCGGAACAAACCGAGTTAGACGCACTTCGCAAACGATTTGGGAAATAATTATGGACCCTCGTGAAGAACTGACGGCATTGCGCCGCATGGCTGAACTGGAGGCTAAGGCGTCTGGGCAAGTTAGCAGCGGTGTGCCTGTTGGTCGTCAAGGCGTCACTGGAATCCCAACTGAACCTGGTGCAAATCTGACACCTACCGCTGCACCTGAGCGTTCCATGTTTGAACGTGCGATGGGCAACATTGAGACAATCCCCGCAATGGTTGGTGGTGCTGTTGGTGGTGTGGTTGCCCCCATCGCCCAACTTGGTTATGAACTGACCCAGGGTCAAGCATTTACCCCACAAGGTAAAGCTGCTGCCGCCCAGTTTGGACAACGGGTACAGCAACAGTTCTATCAGCCCCGCACACCAGAAGCACAGCGTAATGTGCAAGCTGTTGGTGAGATGGTCCCGCCTTTTGCCGGACTTCGCATGGGTGGACCAACTGGAACTTTTGCACCAGCAGCCCGTGCTGTTGGTGATGTTGCTCGGGCAGAAGGTCAGCTAGTAGGCGGTGCGGTTAATCAAGCACTCGCAGGCCGTGCTGCCCGGATTCAAGAAGCACGCGCTACCGAAAGTTATGCAAACGCTCCACAGATCGAAGCGGCGCAGACAGCAAATAAGCTCGGCATTGCCCTAAACCCCGCTGTGTCAAATCCAACACCATCGAACAAAATGAAGTCGATGATTGCTGGTACTGAAAATCTTGACGTACGACTGGCTAAAGTAAATGAAAACAAGTGGGCAGACATTGTTCGCAAGGACATGGATTTGCCTGCAAACACTGTGCTTGACGCCAAGGCAATTGAAACAGCGTTAAACAAACAAAGCGCCCCATACGAAGCAGTTCGTAAGATATACAGCTTGGCCCCGGACGCTGACGTTGTTCAGTCAATTGAATCATTGCGTGGTCCAGCGCTGATTGGTGGTGAAGCAAGTGCTGCTGCCGTAAGCCGTCTGATTGACGATGCTGTGAATAAAATTAACCAAGGCAGGTCTGGTGCTTTGGTTGTTGATGACATTCGTCAGTTACGCAGAGAAGCACAAAGCGTCTACAAATCACGCGATAGGGGGAACAATCCCCCACCGTCAGACGTGGCTGCTGCTGACGCTCGCATGGGTATCGCAAATGCTCTTGAGGATTTGATTGACACCAATGTTCGTGATCCCAAAGTGATTGCTGAACTTCAGGCAGCGCGTACTAAGATGGCTCAGATATATGAGCATGAGAGGGCATTGGATTTTGCTACGGGCAAAATTGATCCTCAAGTTTACGCAAAGATGCTGTCTGAGGGTAAGCCGATGACGGGTGTTGGTGCAGACATTGGAAAGATTGCTGCCAATTTCCCAGCAGTTTCTACCATTAAACCAGGTGTTGAAGCAAGGGCACCACGAGTTACTCGTGGCAGTGTCGGAGGTGCCATTGGTGGTGCCGTTGGTAGTTTGGCCGGACCACTTGGTGCAGCAGCAGGTGCAATCACAGGTGCCACGATTGGTGGACTGAGTAGTGCCATTGGCGCAAGACGAGTTGCCACACCAGCATATCAAGCGGCAAAAGCCGTACCCACGGATTACCGGCCACCAGTCAACATGTTGCGCCCAGTGGAGCCAAATGTCGTGACCAACGGTCTGGTGCCGTACACAACACCTGTCGAGGTGCTGATGCCAGGACAAGGCACAACTTTTGGCCGCAACTTTACTATGCAGGGTGAGCCAGCATTTGATATTCCTACACCGTTTGCCCAACGCTCGTTACCCAACCCAGTGCCGGGGCAAATATACCAAGCACAGAAGAACGCAGAACTGGCACAAGAGTTCCGTGCCGCTGCTGAACGTAAGCCTACAGGTGCTGGCAGCGTGTTGGAGTTCGATCCAATTACTGGTACCTACAAGGTTGGCGGCGCTGGTGTCAAGGGCGCTACACCTGAGATATTCCAAGCTGATACAGGTGCATCGCTCAAGTCGGCCACCGACAAAGTTGCTGCTGGGAAACTGTTTGATCTTGACGCTGCTGAGAAAGTGGCTTGGGAAAAGACCAAGGTTGATCTGGCAGCGGTAGACCCTGGTCTTACCAAATTGTCCGATAAGGCTGTCGCAGCAAAAATGATGGACCGTCAATGGATCGCTGACACAATCCAGAAAGTCAAAGACAAAGCCATTGCAAATGAGGCAATTGCTGCCCGTGCCACTACAGAACGTGCCCGTCAAACAGCACTTATGGAACGTGAGAAGTTGATGGGTCAACTTGCTGATCTGGAAGACAGGTTCAGCAAATCCCGGCCAGTTCAAAAAGGTGGTCAGGGTCCAAAGACTCGCGCATTCCAGCGTAACATGCTCACACCAGAACAAGAAATTCAAAACGCATTATCAGAACCAACCTACCGCGTCGAGATTCGCGGTACCAGCACCAGCGGGAAAAAGTAACATGGATTATCAAGTATTGTTCAATGGCGCAATGATTCTGGCGTCATTCTTCGGCGGATGGACACTCAACACCATTACCAAGTCTCTTGAGCGTCTTGACAAAGATGTTCGGAACATGCCAAGTAGCTATGTTGCTAGGGATGATTACCGATCAGACATGCGCGACATTCGAGAGATGCTAGGTAAGATATTTGACAAGATCGATGGCAAGGTGGACAAGTGAGTCTTATCCTAGCCCTGCTGTTCCCAATTGCCATTCAATATGAGCGTGGTGGCCTGTGGCGTCTGCTTGCCCCTATTACGTTTGTAGCGGTGCTGCTAGACATTGCAGCCAACTACACCGAACTAGCCTTGCTGACATGGGACTGGCCTCGCAAGGGTGAGCATCTGTTCAGCCAGCGGCTTAAACGACTTATACATAACACAGACTGGCGCGGCACTTTGGCTCGTAGCATAGCAATTCCGTTGGATTTCTTTGACCCTAACGGAAAGCATATCTAATGACACCTGAAGAAATGGAACAACTTGTTCTTGACATCTCCTTCGCCATCAATAAGTCAACAATCGCATTGTCTCAAGATGAGCAACGGTGGGTGAAAATGGCAATCCAGAAGGAAGCTCAGAGTATTGAACTTCGTAAGGCGGTCATTGAGAAAACACTTAGTGGATTGGCTTGGTCTGCTGTGGTTGGGCTTGGTTACATGCTATTAGGTTGGGCCACCAGCCACGGATACAAACCATGATTATCGAATCAATCATTGGTGCCTTGGTGCCTGTGGGTGTCGAGGGCATCAAACAACTGATGACCAACTTCTTCGGTGGCGTCAAGGCCACCAGTATCGAAGACCAGATCAAATTAGATGCTAATGAGATTGAGAAGATCAAGGCACTGGCAGAACTCGACAAGCCCATAGGACAGCCCTCGCAGTGGGTGGTAGACCTTCGGGCTTCCGCTAGATACATCGGTGCTTTGGCGGTCATTACAGTGGGCATCAGCACCCTGTATGCTCCCGTCGATGTGCGTATCCAAGGTATCGCCCTAGAAGCGGCCAACATTGCCTTTGGTTTCTTGTTCGGTAGCCGCATCGTTGCCAGCTTCAAGAAATGAAATCCAATTTTGCCGAGGCACTTCAGAAGGTGCTGGCTCACGAGGGTGGCTTCTCCGATCACCCACTCGACCCAGGCGGCATGACAAATTTAGGCGTCACTAGGCGCGTCTGGGAAGAATGGACAGGGCATCCGGTCACCGTCCGTCAAATGACCGAGTTAACACCCGTTAAAGTGGCTCCAATGTACCGGCGTAAATACTGGGACAAGGTGCGTGGTGACGAGTTGCCAGCAGGCGTTGATCTATTAGTGTTCGATGCTGCTGTAAACAGTGGCCCGGGTCGTGCAGCCAAATGGCTCCAGGCTTGTGTGGGTGTAGATGTTGACGGCGACATTGGTCCAAAGACTCTTGCCGCCGTCAATGCGTTTGACGCTACTCAGTTGATTGACGACTATGGGCGCCGTCGATTGTCGTTTCTGCTTGACCTTCCGACCTGGAAGACGTTTGGTAAGGGCTGGACTGCTCGGATTGCCGCTGTAAAAACAGAGGCACAGGCTTTCGTTTAGATTTCAAGTTTCGCACAGCAGCGGGAATCACGATGTCTTCAGAAATTGTCTCCCGGCTGGTGTACTTCCACTTGCATACTTGGCACTGCTTCGTGCGTACTGTTTCGCAGGGCATCTTGAAGGTTTCAGTTGTTCTCATGTTCTCAGCGTTGCAGTTGGGGCAGTTCATTTGGCGCCCCTTGCTCGGATGGATTCTATGCACGTTGCAACCGCATGACGTTCTTTGAAACTTGACAGCGGCTGCCCTGTGGAATACTGAGGCGATAAAAATACTTTAAGTAGTTTCTTACACTCTTTTGCACAAGCCTCACGCTCATCTGCACGGATGAGGTCTGCAAACTCTTGCAATGTGTCAACGTAGATGCCTTGGATGCTGCTAGTTATTAACCGGCACTTTATTGCGAGTTCTTTATCTTGTTCGTTCATACAAACCTCATATGTGTAATGAGCCAATAAATTCCGTATCCAAATGCACACAAAGCTGCCAATGCGCCAATCACGGCAAAGAAAAATAGGGTTTCAAAGACTCCACCGGGAATGTTTAAATAACCTTTTTGATATTGTTTCATTTCAATCTCTCCTCTTAGGTAATGGTGCCCAGTGACTCCAAAATGGGGCGCCTTGGTAGTTACCGTATGCAGCCACGCCGCCATTTCCGAGTAGCTGTAGCTTCACGCCTCGTGGCGTGTTGGCGTCGATGGGTATCCAATAGTAGTCGGTTGCCACCGCTGCTGTGCCTGTGCTGTTGATGGTGTGTGTCATGTGTTCTTCTTGAGTGTTGCGGGTGGTATAGATGTCACTGTGATAAAGATTTTGCGTGACGATTTTTCCATCTTCAAACCAAGTTTTTGTGCCAATCACAGGCTCCTGCGCTGGCTGTGCTGCGGGTGGGGTGGTGTAATAGGCCACCGCCTCAAGCCCCATATCGCGGGCCTCTTCGGGATAAATGTCAGGCTCCTGCGAGGGCTGCTCCAACATATCGCAGTATTCTTCAAGCGCACGGGCGTATGCCACGTGGCTGGTGTAGTCAGATTCGTTTGGTCGTTTCATAACAATGCATCCTCGTAATTTTCAGGGTTGAACTTCGGCACAGGGCCGTTGGCCGGGGCTACCGGCAGTTGGGTGGGGAAGGGCCAATTAATATCCATTGTCATCTTTCATGATGTAGACCAAGATGCTCGCAACAACGACGATGACCACTACGACAGCCAGCAACGAGATGAGTAAGGTAGTCATGTCGAGTACCCCCTGCTTGGCAGCTTCATGGCATCCTCAGAGCCGGGGCGCATAGCACCGCGCACTTCACCGTCACCCACTCGGTAAGTGTCACGGCTCCACAGGTCTAAAGTTGGCGGTGTTGCCTCGTTCCTTCGCTTGATGCGGGGTGTATACCCTTCGGTGCCGTGTGTGCGCTTGCTGGCCTTATTTGACAGCACTGGCAGGGCGTGTGTCTCGGATTTGGCATTGATTCTCATGTCGCGCTCCGTTTGGCAATAGGTGCGGCCAGCAGCCACTTGTCGCCTAAAAAACGAATGGACCGTACCCAGGCACGTTGATTGTGGCGGTTGGTCTTGGCATCAGCACAATTAAAGTGCTGGCGTACTCTGGTTAACATATTTGTCTTCATTACAGTCCTTGGTTGGTTACGGTGTTACACAGTGTATCACAGCTTTCTGGACTGTCTATATTCTTTTATTGCGTTTCTCAAACCAGCTTGCGTCTGGGCTTTGTCATCCAGGGCAATTGCTTGGGCTTGATCAAGCGTGTCCTGCATCATGATGCGGTGGCAGATGACTGGTGCGCCCTGTCCCTGCCTACGTACTCGCGCATTCATCTGGTCATAAAGATCAAGGCTCCAGTTGAGTCCGTACCACACAACGATGTGGCCGTTCCTCTGGAGTCCGTCAATGCCGTGGCCCATGCTGGCGGGGTGCCCAATCATCAGGTCACAGTCGCCAGTCTTCCAACGGTGCATGGCGTTTACCAGTGCCGCCTCGGTCTTACACTCGGTCAGATTGATAGGGCGCAGGTGCTTGAACTTGGTCATGATGCGTTCGGCGTCTGACCGATAAGCATACGAGCATAGGATGGGGCTACCGTTGGCTTCGTCAATAATGTCCTCAAGAGCCTCTAGCTTCAGGTCATGCACTGCTTCCCACAATGGCATCCCGGCCACCGGGTACATGGCACCATTGGAGAACTGGAGGCACTTGTTGGTCAGCGATGCCTGGTTGAACATCTCCACCTCGGCACCACTGTCGAGCCTCAAGAAGAACTCTTTCTCCATCTTGTCATAGCGAACCCGTAGGTCAGGTGGCATCTCGATCTCGATGTTGTTGACCATCAGGTCGGGCAGCGGGTTGTAGTCCTCGGCGCTCATTTCAAGCGTGATGTCACCAATCAGCTTCTTGATGGTGTCCTCGGTGTCCTCGTAGGGCACTTCTTTGTAGGGACCAGCCTTGCGATAAAACTGTGTCCTGAAGGCCGTCTTGGACACACCCAAGCGCTGACCCTTATCGACCACTAGGAATTGGCCGTGCAGGTCCTTGTAGCCGTTGCTGGCCGGGGTGCCGGTGAGTCCGGTAGACCAGACAAAGTGATTCAGTATCTTCTTGGTGGCCTTAACCCGATCAGTTGCCGAGTTCTTCATCTTGCTGATCTCGTCCCACACGATGCCGGTGAACGGCAAGGGACGGTTCTTTTTGATAAAATACGTTTGGATCGTTTCCGATAACCATTTCAGATTCTCGTAATTTACCAAATAAACATCAGCAGGACGCAGCAGGGCACGGGTGCGCTGATCCCTAGTGCCGGTGATCATGCTGAACGTCAAGTGCTTGGTGTGTTCCCATTTGGCAGCCTCCTGACGCCACACCAGACGAATGACTCGGATGGGTGCCACGATGATGACTCCCTTGAGGAACTGGGTGCGGATTAGGTGGGCCAAGGTGGTCAGCGTGATCACGGTCTTACCCAGCCCCATGTCCAACCAGAGCATAGAGTTGGGGTGGGTGCATTGGAAGTTGACCGCCTTTTTCTGGTAGTCATGCAATAGATTGGCAGTTAGCATGAACCCACCATTAGATCAACCATCAGTTTGCCCTGGTCCACGTTGTCAATCACAAACACGTTTACCTTTTGTTGTCTAAGTCGGGTGTGTTCTCTTTCTTGAGCATCAGTGGGCTTGGCACCTTCTCGCTTGAACTCGCAAAACCACACACTGCCATCTGGTGCAATGAACAAACGATCAGGCACCGCAGCTCTAGATGGACTGGTAAATTTGTAAGCAAGCACACCTTTTGATTTGGCATAGTCGCAGACTTTAGCCTCAATTTGTTTCTCTAGCATCTTGTGTCTCCAGTTCAATCAGTTTGTCAAGGTAGTGACGAGCCTTGCGTAAATCTTCAACACCACCTTTCTCACGCCATCGACTGACGTACTTCACTATATTTCCTTCAAAGTAACCAAGATTATTGGCTGCAATGTAGTCCCACGGTTGCATTGACTTATCCTTGTAGTGCGTACCACCGTGCTGAATGTTGTTTACGCTAGAGCTAGGCATAATTTTTCAATCTCCTGAATGTAGTAATCAAAATCAACAGGCATGGTGGCATCAGCAATGTCATTGCATATCTGCACATTCCACCCCGACTCCACACCAATCTGACGCCACACATCAGGCTTCTTAGCCAACGGTGGCATCCACTTCATCAGAGGCTTGCCGTCCTTGGCAATGTAATACCTGCTGGTGTTCTGCACCTTTGTTTCACCCCATGCCAGATAACTGGACCGTGGCACCTTGGTGCGTAGCATAAAGTCCATGATGTCGGGCCAGTTCTCCACAGTCTCACGGATCGGTGCGCCATCAATCAGCACCTTCTCGGCCACCTTGGCAATCACAAGACCACCAGCGTTCTGGTGCCATTCCATGTCGTACTCATAAGCACCCTTGCGCTTCACAGAACCATTGACATACTGGGCAATGTACGAGTTGACATCCCGGATAAACATACGGGAGTAAATGGCCTCCTCAAGCTGGAGCTTGGTGCGCGACTCCCATGCTGCCCGAACCATGTCCACCATCCACTTGTTATCACGGGGCACCTGGACAGTCATGCCATCGGTGTTCACTTGGATCAGATTCAGGCCATCAATGTGCATCAGCCCTTCGGCCAGCAGGCACAGCAGCAGTTGACCATTGAGCGTGATGCTCATAGTGAACAGCGGGTCGTAGAACACGCTGAACGGATTATTGCTGTCACCATACACACCATTAAGCGCCAGCTTCAGCATGGCGTTCTCAGCGGTCTTCTTGCCGTATGTCTTGCGCTGCTCGTACAGGTGCTGGTAGATGTCGCAGAACTGTTCACCTAAGTGAGCCGGGTAAAACTTATTAACGATGGCGAGATTCGGGTAATAAGAACTAACGTCCAGATCAACAATAACAAATTTGTCATCGGACTCCACGATGGATGATTCAACAGAACCATGAATGCCACCAAGTCCGAACACAAAAGTAAAACCTTTAATATTACAGGTAA